GGCTTGTTCAGCAAGTGTTCTATTCGCTTCTTCTGCCTTACCTTTAAAATAAGTATATGTTGCTGCTAGAGCGGATACACCTAAGGTAATTGCTCCAATTGGACCACCGATCAGTCCTAATGCTCGGCTACCAATACTACCAACTAAAGAGGAAGCTGCTGAGAGCCGTGTTTGTGCAGCAGTTTGTGCATTTGTAGCAGCAGTTACTGCGGCTTGTGCCTGTGCATACCGAGTCGCCGCTGCAGTAGCACCAAATTTAGCTTGGGTTTCTGCATTTGTAGCTCGTACATTTGCTAGATGAGCTTTAGCTGCATTCAAAGTAGCGGTAGCTTCTGCATATTCTGCTTGAGCATTTAATACAGAGGCTTGACGGCTTGCTAATGTTGATGCCATTCCCTCTTTAACCGCTGCGCTCTTCATCAAAATTGCACGAGTGATATAACCAATACCAACCACCAATGCTCCATCTGCAATTAAATCTAAATTACTTGCAAGAGTTTGAACGGATCCAGCTAATACCTGTGCGGCACCACTGCCTTTGCCAGCCTCACCCACAAATTTAGTGATTTCGTTATTTAAAAGTGTGAGTGATTGACCAATGGTTATATCTGTTTTTGCGAATAATGCATCGACATCATCTTGTACATTTTTAAGAGCCTTAACAATTTCTTGTGAAGTAATCTTTCCTTCTGCAGCTACTGAACGTAATTGCCCAACAGTAATACCCATGCCCTGAGCAATAGCTTTTGCTAAAGCTGGGGTTTGCTCCATTACCGAGTTAAGCTCTTCACCGCGCAAAGTACCACTGGCAAGCGCTTGCCCGAACTGTACCAATGCTGCATCAGCTGCCTCTGCACTTGCACCACTAATCGCCACTGCTTTTGACACTGTTTCAGTCAAACGCGCTGTGTCATCCATTGTAAGATTCAGCGTTTTAGCATTATCACTAAAGCGTTGGTAAACCTGTAAAACAGAATCCCAAGCTGAATATGTTTTTTGTGCGATCTGGAACGTATCTTCAGTTGCTTTATTTAGTTCAGCTTGATTATTAGTGACTAATTTAAGACGGTTCTGAAGACCTGTATAAGTATCCATATTATTTATGGCTGCATTAATCGTTACCAATCCAGCCATATATCCTGCTAATGACTTAATAGCAGTACTGTAAGAACGAGCAGATTTTTCCTGTTTATCTAGTTCTTGTGTTGTCGTTTTTATTTCTTGCCCATATTTTTGAGCTTGTTGTGTAGCTTGTTTAGTAGCCTCAGCAGTTTTATTTACTACATAAGATGAATTATTAACTGTAGTATTAAAATTTTGAACAATATTATTTGTGACCTTAATTTGCTTGCCTAGCTCTTCAGAGGTACGGGTAGCTGAATCGCCTTTTTCAGTAATCTTAGACATTTCTGCAGCTAAGGCTTTAGCATTGCGTTCAGCATTTTGCGAATCAATAACAATGACCAAACGGGATTCTTGTGCCATATCACTTTTCTCCAGGCAATAAAAAACCCGACACTTGGCCGGGCTGTTGGTTTAGTTGAATCTATATTTCTTTAGCGCATTTAAGTGATGCAGCTTTTAAGGCATTATCTTTCTTGTAAACCATATCTATATTAAATGCAGATAATGTTGTTTTTGCTTCTAAAACTTCTTGGTTAAGGGCTATAACTTTTAAGACCATTCCATTTTGAGAATAAAGTTGACCATTTGAATACTTAATCTTATTCAGAGTTATGTTGCCACTTGTGTCTTCACAAAGAATCCCGTTGCCATCTTCATTCAACTTAATCGTAGAAAGCCCTGGACCAACCGAAGTTGTCCAAATACCTGTAGCCTGCGGCTTTGTTGGAACAATATCACTGAATTTATTATTTATCATTTGAGTTACTGGAGTAACACAGCCACTTAATGAGATCGCAAGGCCTAATAAAATTATCTTTTGCATATTTCCAAACCCTTATCTTCAGATAGAATTTAACATCGACTTTGGTTAGCTTCTGTTTTTGTCTCTTTTTAAGATAGCAACCACAGCAATAGAATTAAACCCATCACAACACAAATCACTGTTATAGCGAATCCTGAGCTTATCCCTGTCCTTTTTTCATTATTTGACTTACTTTCAGTAGGTGTGGATTTTATTAGATTATTAGTCTTTTCAAACTCCCTAATTTGCTTCTTCTCTGGCTTTTTTAATGGAGGAGGAATCCCAATATGCTCTTCCTTTTTTTTATTCTTTCGTTCAGCCAAAAACCTATTGTTTATAACATCTTTATTGTTTTCTGGAATTTTTATAATAGGCTTTTCCTCAATTTGAGGAGAAGTAACAATCTCTTTTGTTCCATTTTCAGAACTCAAAAGGCTGCTTGAAAAATGTTGTACTGACTGATAATCATAACTAGGAAATAGATCTAGTCCTTGTTTAAAGTTCTCGAATCCATCATCCTTCTTTGCTCTTTTATAGTAAACTCTTAATCGATCATCATTACTATCATTCAAAGGGTTCTCTAGCTTACCCACTTTATAAACATAAGCAATGTGATACAAAGCTTGTAAATGTTTTCCTTCTATTCTAAGTAAATTTCCCATTGTGATATGCACAATAGCATCAAGCCCCAAAGTTTGCTTTTCAGTAAAGTTACATTGTTTTGCGTGCTTGAAATAATTTATTTTCTGCTCGTTAAGATGTCGCCAAGCATCATCAAACCTTTTTTCTTTAATAGCCTCATCGGCTTTGAGTTTATGCTCGGCAGCAGGGCCAAGATAGTCTTTAAGCATAAAAATACCCCTTGTTTAGGGGTAATTTAACAAACTGGTTACTAAATGTCACATAAAGAAAAACCCGCACTTGGCGGGTTCTTGTTGGATTTATTCTCCATTCATCTTCATATAGCTACGTGTGCCTGTATTGATTTGATAAGTTGCGCATATAGAATTTAACATTACTTCTGAGGCACTTTCAGGTACAAGATCTTCTAGTTTTGGATAATTTATTGAAGTTGTTAACTCATCGAATACTTTACCATTTCGTCTAGTGACTATCTGTTTAGCACCAGAAAGTCTGTTTTCGCAATCAAAATAAGTTAGCGATAGTATTTCATCATTAACTTTGGTTTTGGCAATTGGTTTCTTAACTATAACTTTTTCCCAAGCCTTAATAATACTTTTACCATTATAATTTATAGGTGTAATACTATCTGAATCAAAATAAAATACAGATGCATCATTATCCCCAACCTTTTCCCATGTTGCAGCAAGAGAATTTGTACCCAACGATAAAAGTGCTAAAAATACTAATTTATTCATTATTCTCTCCTCATGAATGAAGAAAGAATACCAGAAAGTTATCAATCACACATTCGACATAAAGCTACATTAAAAAACCACCCGAAGGTGGTTTTTATCAAACAAGACTAACTAAGCTATTTCACAATTACTTTGATGCCAAGAATGATTAGTTCCATATGAGAAGCTAATTTCACTTGGGACTAATGTTCTTTCTTGGTGATTTAATGATTCGATCATATTTCGTAATTCACCATCACCCTGCACATGCTCTTTATATAAAGCACGAAGTAAAAGCTCTGTAGGTTTGCCAATTAAACCGCGATCAGCTTCCCAATGTCTAATACTAGTTTCACCGACACCTAAAAGCCCAGCAAGATTTTTCTGTGATAAGTTCAATTCTTTTCGTAAAAAACGAATTTCCTCACCATTCAGGTCAGGCTTTTGAGTAATTAAGTACAACCCAATGGCATTATGAAGTTCATGGACAGACTCAATTGATACGAGTTCGCCATAGTCTTCATCATTTTCAATAGTAAATCCATTGCGCAGCCAAATATTGCTCAAACCGCATTCTTCATAGTGATACATAATTTAGCCTACTCTCTAAATGTAGTGACTACTACTGAGAATTCACCGTTCTCGCTCTGTTTGATTGCCACAGCAGTTGTTATGTATTCGCCTGCAGTACGAACAGAAACATTTAACTGACAATCACCACGAGTATTTGGGTACGGCCCCTCAGTAATTTCTCCATGTTCAAAACAGCAAATAATTTGCTTCATAGAGATACAGCGTTCTTTCATTCTCTCTTTTGCATGTGCAGTTAACCTGATTTTGCTAGTATCTCTAGCAAATGCTCTAAGTTTTTGTTTAGCTTCAGTTAATGTTAAACACATACAAGCAAACACCAAGTTCTCGAAAAGAGTAAAAGAATGCTGAACCGTCAAATATTGACGGTAAGGTGATTATTCATCATTTGATATTTACGTGCAATACCTTAAAGGTAAATTTCTGTCAATCCAGATTAAGTATTTTGTAACATCAACTACGTTATTTTGAGTCGCGTTTACGAACAACTACTTAATTGTTTGAGGTTTTGACCTATTTGGGCTTTGCTATTCTTGGCAATAGCCCAAATAGGTCATTTACCTTTGTTTTTAGCAGAATGCTTCCTGTGTGCCTCGTCCAAAAACAAGTTATCCAAAGCAAAAATACAGTCATTAAAGATATGAGCAGCCACTGGCAAATCATTATGCTCTGCATAGACATTGATTGCCTGCTGATCTAAAGATAACGGGATACCCTGCTCATATCGTCGGGATCTGGCAATAGTACTAAAAGCCGAAAGAATGGAATCAGCCGCATAAGAATATTCTGGCGGATCCGGAATGTGGCCACCTAAGAACTTGATTTGTTCGATTTCGTGCGGCGTTTTTGACGTATAGGTCTTTTGGTACTTATAGAGCTCGATGACTTTCCCAGAATTAAAGCCTTGTCCTTGTCTGCGTCTTCCTGAATCTTCTGGGCCTGTTCTTTAATAAATAGCCAGATCGAAATACCAATATCACCAAGATTAAGAAGCTTTGAGGCATTCTCAGGTGTATATGGCTTTTCAGACTCAATAGTTTTACCATCCACTACTTCGGCAAATACCACACCTTTCCAGTCTTCGATTAAGTGGGCGGCGCAAGCATCCATTAACAATTCATGGTAAAGCTTGGCATTTTCATCTTTGACCATCACATCATAGCCTTTAGACGAGATCTGATTTCCTGCTCGTTCAATAGCTACCTGAAAAGGCTTATAAGCGATACCACGGACTTTAAATTCTGCCTGTACCTCTCCATCAGCACCCTTGTATTCACACCATTTTGATACGTCTGAGCTTTTAATAATTCCGACTTTTAAAGCCATAACAACCTCTGAAATTTTAGGAATAAAAAAGCCCATGGAATTTCATAGGCTTTGTTACTGATTAAGCTGATTACACAAGAGCACGTACAATCGTTGGAGCTGTACGAACTTGAGCAAAGTTGATGTCTACAGTAATGATGTCATCACCCCCACCATCCGGGTGATTGGCTTCCATGACTTCCAGTTGTGGGAAGTTGAGCGAATATTTACTGCCTTTGCTGTCTTTAATATCAAAGGTCAATGTAAACACATCTCGGGTTTTAATGGCATCAATCCACCCTGCAGCAGTTGAAGAGAACATGAATGAAGCATTCGCTTCAATATCCATCATCTTTTCAATGTAAAACTCAGGTGTGTATTTACCTGAACCAATACAACGGATCGCTTCAAGGTTGTTATTGATAGAAATAGTCAAAGACTGTAGACATGCTTTGCCTTGAATTGACTGGCCGTTTACAAGCAAGTTTTCCACGTTCGGCATACTGACAAGCGGACGAGTCGAAGCTGCAACCGGATTCACTACAGGGTTCGTTTGCTGACGAGTAAACGAGCTACCTACTAAACCAAAGTTACCAGTGATCTTCCCGGTTGTTTGAATGGTAATTTCACCGGTATTTACCTGCACACCACGGTAGATAAACACCTGCCCAATATCTTCAAAAACTTTAACCAGCGTTAATGACTTACGTACCGTACCACCAAAACTTAAAGCGTTACCCGCCCAATTATTGAAGGCTAAAGCACTTAGGAATAGATCAAATGTTCCAAGTGATAATTCAAACTCTAACTGACCTGCTACTTCTGCTTCAGTAACTACCCCACCTTGTCGAAAACGTGAATCAACCACTTCACTGCTTTCTTCAGTAGAGACATTTTCAGATAGGCCATCGGTTACACGGCGAACTGTGTACCAGATCGGGTTTGCTGGAGTTGTTCCTAAAACTGCTTCTTCACAAGCATATAATCGAATTTTTGCGCCTGAACTCATTTATGGTTCTCCAAAATTTAGGCAATAAAAAACCCGCTTTTTAAGCGGGTTATTAAAATGTTTCGTCTGTGTCTGAGATTTCTGGCGGTTCCACGCCATTCATGGCTGCAGCAACTGCCTGAGATAAGTTAGTAGGCTGGAAATCCACTGGTGTTTCACTCAACGGCTCTTCAGGCTCTGGTTCAGGCTCTTCATGCAAGCGAATGTCAATCCAACGACCTTCAGGAATATCTGTTGGTATTTCCAAGTCTGCAACTACAGCAGCAAGTTCAAAATCAAACTTACGTTTGTAAGTCTTGATGGATAGATCACCATTTTCTAAGGTGTCATAAACAACAGCGACAATGGTGTTTCCATTTGCGTCTTTTGGAACCTCGATGTACCAGCCTTCCTGAGCAAAACCTAAAGAACCTTTAAGTAGATATTCTCCAACCTCAACTTTCTTAAATTCGATTGGTTGCTTAGCTGCATCGTTATTTAGCTCAATATGACTTTGAAAAAGCTTAACGACTGGTGAAGCGGCTTTAATAAAGCCTGAACCATCCACGGTTGTATTGTGTTCACCTCTTAGTGCATACCATGGTGAATAAGACCCTTGGTAACTATGTCGCCTGAATCCGATATAAGTAGACGAAGTTCCAACACTGATTTGTGCCGCATGTTCGCTTGCACTGGCAATGTTTAGTCCAAGAATATACTGGGCAAAAATACCCGGATAATCACCTGCTGCGGAAGCATTAGCCCCGGTACTCTGCAAACCGATAAAACTCCCTCGAGTATCGAGAGTTGATAGTGCAACATTGGACAGTGCGAAGTTAGCGGCAAAACCATTATTCACGATTCGCTGAAACTCTGTTGAGCTGGCATCCAGTAATCGCTTCCATGGCGTCCAGTTGGTTAAATCTGAGGTAGAGCGAAACCAGATACGACCGCTTGATGCGGAAACATAAATCTGATTACGGTAATTGTTTGAACCTGAAATGCTTAAAACAAGTAAAGAACCAACAGTACCAGCTTCAGGAAAGTTTAAAGCAAGAGTTGCACTGGCAAATGTGTCATTGCCATAGAACCCCACGGTGGTCATATTATTCAGATCACTTCCATTAACATCTGTGTTTCTTAATGGTTTCCCTAAACCAAAATCACCAACCCGAAGCACTCTCCCAATCGTATCATCTGAAACTGAAGTAGTAAGATTTGCTGCAGCTGCTGTACCAGCACCTTGGACCTGTGAAAGTTGTGGGTTTAAGTTTGGGATGCCAGATGCAAATGGCAACATGAACTGTCGCTTGCCTTGTGAGGCGTTATAAGGAAACGGCCGGTGATCCCAACTAAATTTAAAAACAAGATTTGCCATTATGCTGTTACCCCGTCAATCACTTGGAAAGTCAAAGTTTCAGTGTGCTGCGTAGTACCACTAACTACAGCTTTAATATCCATCTGACACAGTCCTAAAGGCCAAGTTGCAGTGCTTGCACTAGATTTAATGTTCAGCCACCCTTTCTGTGCACTTTGATTTAATGCAGCACAAGTCAAAGTTGCTACAGCTGCACCATCAGCCAGAGCTTTAACCTGTGAAGTAAAGGTGTAACCGGTTAGATCAATTGCACGGCGAACATCATCGGGTGGATATTGCAAAGTTTCATCCATATCAACTAGCTGCAAGTTCAAGTTGAAAGTGTCACCACGCTTAAAAACAAAATTGCTCATAAGTGATTCCTATAGACATAAAAAAACCACCGATGAGGTGGTAGTGAAAGATTGGTTTGTTATGTGCTTTAGTTAACTAAAAAACTTATTGATACATTGTATTGAATGAAGTCAGCATCTTTACCCGCATAAATAGATTGGCCATTCAAACATTCTAAGTGTTCGATTGTGAAATATTCAAAATGAGCAAGTAATGCATCACTCAATTTTGTGATTTCAATTATTCCTGAATTGGGACGTGCAAAGCATTGAATCATGATATTACCGGTACGGCGAGTACATGGCTTATCTGCAATGCCTGAAATAAAACTTGGACCGCCTGCAATCGTTAAGCGACACCACAAACCTTCCTTAGGCACCGTAAAGCCTGGTAAATTTGGATACTGGATTCTGTCTTGAGTAATACCTCTAAAGCTTTGCATGCGATCAATAATAGCTTGCCTTGTTTGCTCTAAAGTCATTGCCATCTTAACCACCGTACTTTTGAGAAATAAAGTTAAACGTGAGGCCATAAATACCTTGTGGTGCTTGATCAGACCAGCCGTTTTCTAAGCGGGGTGCATAAGCTTTATTGTTCTGGATATAGACCAAATTACCCAATTTAATCTTTACAGCTTGAATAGCGGCATCCTGCACGGCGTTTGTTTCAGGTTCACGTATGCCATAGTCACCAGATCCAATCGAAACAATATGTGAAGCACGGTATGCACCAGTATCGACGGGACTTAAATTAACTAAAGATTGCACAGTATCCATAACAATATTCTTTACATGCGCTTCTGCTGCTTTAGACACATCAAGACTAAAACTAGTAGGCTTTTTCCCCTTCCATCCCATTGCTCACCTCGCTTGCTTCGTACATTTCGAAAAGGTCTTGAGCGATTGCCTGAATTGAATATGCTTCAAACTCAACACTAGGTTCGCTTTCACCCATTCGCCGTTTAACTATTTGCCAAATATGAACAGCCTCATAAAGAAGCAATCCATAAACTTGAATTTGATCTTTATTCGCCGTATCACCAATTTGGACAATCGCATATGCACCATTAGAAAAAGTACTAACCTGTGCATCCGCTCCCATATCCAAAAATTGATCGGCTTTATCCATATCTTCAAATAACAAATCCATGTGTAGTTGATTTCGAGCAAGCGTGTACTGCACATGTTGAAATGGTGAGATATACCATTCGGGCACATAATCGGTATTAATCATTTAAACTCCTTAATTGCACCCATAAAAAAACCCACTTATGTGGGCTTTTTATTGTTTACCTAATTCTATGTTCATCTGCCAAGTTATCAATTTCTTTTAAATTATCATCAAATAATCCTAGAAATTTTCTAGCAGATTGAAAAAAAATTGCACTGCTAACATCTTCACGAGCAATCAAACTCGGAAGTTGGTCATGCCTACTAGCATCTTTTTTGCATAAATCTAAACAGGTCCATGCATCACAAAGCATAATAATATTTGTGAGTAACTTATAAGTCTCACTATATAAATTTAAGCATTTATCGTGAAACTTAATATTTACAAAGTTTTTCTTAGAGAAATTAATATTTCCTAGCTCTGCTAAAATTTCGGCTGAAATTGCAAATGCTTTGTTTTCATAATCTTCTATTTCTTGTTTAGTAAGATTGTTTTCATAAAAACTTTCTAAATCCTTAGCTAGATCTTTCGCCCTAAAGGGAATATTTTTTACTTTTTTTAAAATTTCAATTACTTCAGTTTCATTATTTTTTAGTCTATGAGAAGTTCTCCAATCATCAAATAATACAAAAGCTGCAACTGGAGCTAGAAATGCTGCTGCAAGTGTTAAAGTATCCTTTAAAACATCATATGCATCAGCAAAGTTAAATTTATGATGTGTGATTGGATATGAACTCTTAAGAAAGAATGAAACAACTAAGAAAATAATTATGCCAATTAAAGTCCATTTCCAAATCCTTCTTATTTTTACTTTTAAATCATCTTGAGCCATATATCCCCCTATTTTAGAAGGTTATTAGACCAAGTATTTAAACCTTCCTCAACTGACATTTCCAGATTGTACTGGCTGGATCTTGTTGAATATGGATAACTCGGAATGAGCCTAAGGCTGTTAACCATTCATCATCAATTTTTGGAGTCATAGTTACTTCATTTTGAAGAACGGTAGCCTTTTTATCTGTGGCCAGTACTCCAAGCGTCTGAATCTCATATTGACTGTATGAGCCAAACAGAACGCCTCGGCCGGAATAGTTTTCTTTAACTTCAATATATGTTTCAGTTTTAGGATCCCAATTAGTTTTTGAGATCCGCTCACAAGTAAATGAATGAACGGCGTCCGCTAAATCTTCATTAAATGCTTCGGCAATATCTGCCTGAATTTCGTCACGTAAGCCCATATCATGCCCTGTAAAGAGGTATGCCAAAGCCATTAAAACTTGCATTTGGATCTTTCAAATCAAGTGAGTCAATAAAATCAATTGCTATCTGTTCAAAGCTAGAAATTGCTTCAGATCCATCTTGGTATTCTTTTTCTGACTCAACAGAATCAGCTTTGACCTTCTTACGCTTCAACTGCTGGTCTTTGCCGTTATAAATTACCTTGGCCAGAATTCCTTTGATAATTTCACAAGCTGCATCCTTAAGAAGTGGGTCAATAGGATCTGGTACAAAACCTATTCTGTTTTTCATCCAGACATTTGCCAGTTTAACCAGACGAGCTTTATCACTGTCTGGTGCAAAATCGCTGCCCAAAATTGAATTTGCGTCATCTACAGTAATAAAGCTCATTGCATTATTCCTTAGGGATTAATTTAAGAAGTTCTGCTTTTGTTGCTGACGGCTTGTAACCAATATTTTTACTAGCCAAATACTCTTTTAATTGATCATTTGACCAGTTTTCAAAATCATTAGCTGCCGTTTCTGTAGCTGGGTTTTCTGCCGATTTTCCAGCTTCCAATTCAACAATACGTGCTTGCATTGCGGGAATATCGTTTTTAAAAGCTTCAAATTCAGTTTTTATACCGACCACTTGAGCTTCAGCATCTTTGAGAGCTTTATCTGCTAAGACTGCTGCATCTTTTAATCGTGAATTCTCAGATAACAACTCTGACTGGTTGCCGCCGGCCTGCTCTAAGATGGCAATTTTCTGCTTAAGCTGAGTGTTTTCTTCAACTACCTTTTCACACTCAGCTTTTGCATCATCAATCACAGTTTGAAGTTCAGGGGTGACTCCTACCTCGACATTTACCGTGGCCAAAGTCGTTTTTTGTGGCTCTTCCAACTTACGAACTTCAACTGGAACTTCTAAAGATTCGTAATCCTTTTGAATCTTTGGATAATTACCGTAAATAATTACCTCTTTTGCTTTCAAATTTGGGTTTTCATAATAGTCAGGGTTAGCAATAATGCCCGTCTCTAATGCAGCAGCTGCTGCAATGCGTGTATAGATAATCTTCATGGCGCTTTTCTCTTAATAATAAAAAGAGGGCTTATTAGCCCCCTTAGGTTTTAATTTTTAGGTTTTAACCAGTTGTCGCTGTACCTGATAAATCAAGTAAGGTACCTGCTGTCATTTTGTTGCTGGTTGCATATTTAATCCAGTTAGCGCTTGAACCAAGTAATGTAAGGTCAGGATTTTCACCTTTCGATGTATCCCAACTATAACCAAGAATATCTAGGTTAAATGCACCTTCAGCACGCATACCGATTGCTAAGTTTTCTTCATCATTGATGTCATAAGCTCGGAAGCCCGGTACTTGTGATTCAGTTACTGTTACAGCACCATACTGCAAGCCAAAAGCATCGTTATCACCTACAGCATCCGTCACCAATACCGGCTTTCCTAAGGTTCCTGGTAAACCACCATAGATAACGATTTCAGATTCACCGTAAATTTGCTTAGTGATAGCATCATCGACAATATCGAAATATGTATCTGAGTTCATCACCCATAAGCCAATTCGGCCAAACTTATCACCAAACTTTCGCATACCACGAGTTAATGCTTTGCGGCCATCAACAACGATACTTCCTTTCGCAACCATATCGGGATTACTAGAAATAGCAGCTTTTAAAGAAGCTAAACTGTACTCTAATCGGCCTGCAACCAATGCATCTGCAAGATCGTAACCAACAACCATAGCAAATTCTTCTGGTGTACGAGCACGGCGCTTAAATGCCTCTTCAGTTGATGCATAAGGACCATATTTATATGGAATTTTTACACCTACAGACTCACCTGCACCGATTTTTTCCGGAGTTACTTTTGCATTGGAGTTCACATCACGATGTTTAATGCTACCACCAACTTTGTAGAATGCATTTTTATTGAAGTCACCTTGAATGATTTCATTACGATAAATAATCGCACCATTGGAAGCTTCATTAAAAACATTCAAATTGTCTTGTAATCGTTCTAAATAGGCTGTTTGAGCCAGTTGGTTGTAGATGATCATGTCGGAATTAACTGTCGTAGTCATAACTACTTATCTCCAAATATTTAATGATTAGTTCGGTAGTTTTAGGAAGGCATCATTGCCATGTTCTTTGATGTAATCTGCTTTCTGAGAAACAGACATTTCACTGCGTTTCATTCCAGTAGGTGCTCCACCTTTGCCCCCACCTTGAAAACCGCCACCAGTTCCTTTACCACCTTTAAGAATTAAGTCTTTATGCTGGTATCCACCAACCAATGACTCTAAAGCTTCATCAACATTTGCAAGTTCACCCGGGCGGACACGTGAATAAATCTTTTCGCCGTTCGGATCATATGCAACCACCTTGCCTTCTTCGATTTTGAAGTGATGACCAAAGGTTGCCTGAACCATGTCCACAGGTACTGCAATGTTGTCTTGAATGTACTTAGAACGAGCAAAACCACCGCCGATAAGTTCTTTATGTAAAGAGGCTTCTAGAGCATCACGTTGCGCAACAATCGGGGCATATTTTTCCTCAACTGCTTTGATAGCTTCAGCTTTAACTTTCTCAACTTCACCGGCATCCACCAGCTTTTTATCATCGAGATTTTGGATTGTTTGTAATGCCTTTTTAGCTGCCGCTGGGTCTTCAATTCCTTCAAAAGCTTTTAATGCTTTTTCGGCTGCTTCTTTGGCTTCACGATGTGTTTTAGCTTCATTGTTTAAGCGTGCAATTGTTGCTACCGAGTGTGGTGCATCATGTGGCATTTCTTTGCCGTCATCATGAATATAGATCGGCTTATCACCGTCTACTTCCGCATAAACTTTACCGTCGATTGTTACTGTTTTAAGTTTCATTGGTCATCCAACCTATATATACAAAATGGGCATCCGCCCGGATTCGCCGTTAGCATCCGCTTTCGGCAGGCAATAAAAAAGCGCCCTTTAGGACGCTTCATTTCTATAAATGATTATTTACTTAAAGCTTGGCGTACAAATGCATCTTTTGCTTCAAGTAGCTTTCTTAATCCTGTGGATTTTTCAGGCCCGTCAGGAAGTTGCTCATCCATTTGCCGAGCTAAATCACCAATTGGCTTACTAACTTGCTGCAAATGTTCAGGTAAATGTTCATATTGGAAATATTGGATAATAGGGCTTGGCATTTTCTTCTCGCAAAAAAAGCACCCGAAGGTGCTATGGTTAAAAATTAAGTTCTATTTGATGAGTGCAATTGCTTTTAATCTTTCAAAAGTAAAACCATAAATTGCCATGGCTTGAAACCTTAATTTGAAGAAATGGCACCAGAATTCATTTTGTGCTCAGAATATATTGAGCATCTGACATATTGATTTGCTTTTCAGGCATTTGTAGTACCTTTAGCTACGTTTACTTTTTATTCCAAACCTCTGATCTAGGTTCATCACCAACTAAGCGGATGCCTTGAGGACCACCTACATCAAATGTTGCCGTGATAGTCGCTGGACCCTCAAAAACACTACAATTCATTTTTACAGAGGTTAATCCAGCTAATGGAATACCTGTTTCCTCGTCACAAAGAGCAAGATGAGAAGATTTATCTGAAACTCTTTTAAGTACCAAATGTCTAACTTTTGATTCACTCATAAACCAAACTCCATAAATGACAAAAGCGCCATTTGGGCGCTTATATAGGTGAAAATTGTGTCTTAAGTGAGTTTAGAATTACCTGTAATCGGCAATAATTACTCACAGTTAAATCCAGTTCCAACAAGGTCTTTTTTCAAATTTGAAACGAGAT